CCTGATGGCACGGGGTTACACTGATAAAGAAATAGCAAATCTAATGCAAATCTCAATAAGAACAGTTCAGACGCATGTTTCCTCAATACTTGCAATACTAAATGCCAGAAACCGGGTTAATGCGGTGTTTATATACAAACACGCTCATCCGGGGTGGAGAATATAACGAGGTGAACTATGATTAAACGAATTATTTTGCATTGGAGTGCGGGAAGGTATTACCCGACCGCGTTTGAAAAACAGTATTATCATTATCTGATTGACTGCGGCGGAAATATTTATCAGGGGAAATACACACCGGAAGATAATTTAGATTGTACAGACGGAAAATATGCCGCACATACAGGAGGAGGAAATACAGGTTCAATCGGCGTTTGTTTTTGTTCTATGTACGGATTTAAATCGGCGCAGAACGCCGGAGATTATCCGGTTACAAAAGTTCAGTTTGAAGCAGGAATGAAATTTTGTGCGCAATTGTGTAAAAAATATAATCTGGAAATTACACCCGATACGGTTTTAACACATTATGAATTTGGCAAGACCCACCCCCAAACAACAAGCGCAGGAAAAATTGATATAACATATATTCCGCCCTATCCGTGGGTCAGCAAAAATGATGCAGGCAGTTTTATCCGTTCAAAAGTTCGTTGGTACAGGGAAAAATTATAAGAGGAAAAATTTATGGATATTAATTATTTTGATTTATCAGGCGGCATTAATCAGGCATCAACCAAAACTGAATTAGGCTGTAATACAAAAGTTATTTACTGGACAGATTCGGAAAATATTGAAATATATAATAACAAAGGCATAATCCGACAAAAAGGAAACACCGTTGTTGTCGAACTTCCGGTTTCAGAAGAAATCACGGGACTTTGTGAAATGGAAGCAGATAGTATGTATAAGCTTGTCATAACAACAGTTTCGGGTAAAATTTATATTTATTCGGAAACCGGAAATTCATTAACACTTCTTGATAAAACTCTGACAGGATCAAAGGTAATCTTTGCTCCGTTTTTAAGAGGAATACTTGTAGCAACAGAATCTGATGCTATGTTTTATATAAAGGACAATGATGATTTTGATATTGTAGATTGCAATCTGAAAGATTTAAGCGAACAAACGCTTTATCCGGATTCAATTACAATTTATAAGGGCAGAGTCTGGTGCGCAAAAGAGTCTACAATTTATTATTCGGCACTTGGAACATATAACGATTTTACAACAGAAAAAGATGCCGGTTACATCAATGATTTTCATACTGATACATCTAATATTATTGCAATGCACACTTATAAAGATTATCTTGCGGTTTATAAAAAAGAGCGGGTTTATCTGTTATCGGGTTCAAGTCCTGATGATTTTGCAATAACTCTTTTTGCCGATAAAGGTACTGCCGCAAAAGGGTCGGTTTTAAATGTTGATAATAAACAATTCTTTTTAAGCAGCGGAATTTACGCACTGGAACAGGTCGGAGAACTAAACCAGATAAGACTGGGTTCTGAAATCTCACATAATATAACAGATGAATTTAATAATTTTGATACATCAAGACTTAAAGATACTTTTGCAATACATTATCAGAATAAAAACCAGATGTGGTACTTTTTCCCGTATCTTGATGATAACTATTACCACACAATCTGGATAAACGATTATGTTAATCAGGCATGGTATAAAAGAATTGTTCCACAAAACCTGACAACAGCCTGTATTTTTCATTCAAATGTTATCAGCGCGGATGCGGATGGGAAAATTTACCGCGAGGATTACGGAACAAGTTTTAACGGGGCTGCAATAAATTTTATGTGGAAGTCGCCGTTTTTGACGCTGGGAAATGTTTTACACCGAAAAATTATTGATGAATTTTATTTCGTTCTTGATGATATGAATGATAACAAATTTAATTTTTCAATATATAAGGATTATGACAGCAGATACAGCGATGATACGGAACTGATTTACTCAAAACAGTTCAACCATCTTGTGTGGGCGGGAGATGACAGCCCTGATGAAATTGAATACTGCTGGACACCGGATGACAAAGATGCTCCCATATGGTCAATATCATCAGACCTTATGGAAAAAGCCGAAATTTGCGGAAGCAATTATGCCGTCCAGCTGTGCGTTGAAGGCAGCGACTTAAGTGATAATTGCGCTATTATAGGGCTTCAATTCCGCGAAATATATAATGATGACTAACAAATTTTACAATAAAGCTCACCACTCTAATTTTAAGTATATAGTTTTGAAAAAATGAAAGGAAAATCAAATGGCAGAACAAAATCAGGGATATTCGGTTTTTATCCCGCAATTATGGAGTCAAAAATTAAACCAGATGTTAGAAAAGAACTGCGTTATGATGCAGTGCGTAAACAGAAACTGGGAAGGTGAAATCAAAAATCAGGGTGATACGGTTAAAATTATTACCCCCGCAGAAGTTACAGTTTCAACATTAACTTCGGATAATATTGAATATTCAACACTTACTCCGACATCAACAGATTTAGTTATCGACCAGAAAAAATTCTTTGCATTTAAAATTGATGACGTTTCAAACGTTCAATCAAATGCAGACATTATGGAAGCTCATCTGGTAAATGCTAAAAAAGCAATTGAAGAAGTTCAGGATTCTTATTTGCTCGGTTTACATACGGACGTAACAGCTGAAAACACTGTCGGAAGTGAAAATTCACCGGTAATTTTAAGCAAATCTACAATCTATGAACAGTTTGTAAATCTGGCATTGGCATTAAAAAATTCGGATGCTGTTTATGCCGGAGCTCGTCCGTGGGTTGTAATTAACCCGACTATTGAGGCTTACCTGCTGCAAAGCCCCGAATTTATCAACGCATACAAAGTCGGCGACGAAACTTTAAGAGAAGGCGCAATCGGCAGAATAGCAGGAATGGATGTTCTTGTAAGTACAAATTTAACAGATGTGGATGACAAATATTATGTACTTGCCGGAACAAATGAAGCAATTACATTTGCATCACAGCTCGCAAAAATTGAAAGTTTGCGCGACAAAGACAGTTTTTCTGATTTAGTCAGAGGGCTATATTTATACGGCGCTAAAACTGTTCAGCCAAAAGCTCTTGCCAAAATGATTGTATCGGTGTCAGGAACTGTAGATACAACAGTCGAAACAGATACTGATAATACAGCTTCCGGTTCTGCAACAGAAACAGACGAAACCCTATCAGATACGGATAGTTCTGAAACCCAATCATAGTAACCCGTCGGGATGAAATGTATTCCCGTTTAATTTACAGGCGGGAATACATTTTTGAAAAGGAGAAAAATAATGTTTTCAAATATTAAAAATCAAATAAAAGAACTGGCAAAAAATGCGGTACTTGTTGCGGAAAGTGAACTTGGCAGCGGGAAAGGACAGGAAAAGAAGAAAATGGCAATAGAATATATCGTTAAAAATCTTCCGTTTTCTAATTTTGTCAAAGGAATTATTTCCATATTACTGCCCGGTTTCATTGATGATGTTGTTGAGATTTCCGTTAAGTACATGAAATCAATGCCGGAGTCAAAAGGAGAATAAATTATGCAAAATCAAACAGGCGGAATGTTTCCGCAAAATAACGGTATTTCATCGTCTGCCGTAAATTCCATGCAGACATCAGGATATAAGGATGTATATTATCAGCTCGAACAAGCATTGGGGGCTGATGTTCAAAATATACAGAGCCTTTTACAAAAAGGGGCGATTAGTAAAGAACAAGGACGATATTTGATGGCTGACCTGGCTGGGAAAGCCCGTATAATTAACCAATGCAGAAATATCAATCCACAGGCGCAAAGTCTGAATTTGCCACAGCAGCCGGTAATGCAGCAGCAGGCAGAGCCGGCAAACGTACAAGCACCTGTTCAAACACCTATGGAAATGTTTAATCAGGAACATCCGGGGTTCTTTGACGGAGAAGGCAGAGCCGATGTACTAAATTATATCCGAGGGTTTGACATGGATAAAGATGAAATACTTCAAATATCAAAACTTGTCGAAGGAATTGAAAATTCGGCAATTAATAAGTATTTGAAAAAATCCGGTTACGAGAAATCATTGAATGACGAGAATGCAGCTGCAAAAAGCCGGTTGACGTCATACGCACAGAATGCGGCTTCCGACAGCAATAACAACAGGGTTTTTACTCGTGAGGATATCGGCAATATGAGTGGCGAGGAGTTTACACGAAATGAAAAACTGATTATGGAACAGGTAAAACAGGGACTAATCAAATAAATTTCGGATAAATTCAAAAGTTGGGTCCGGACGGGAATTTTTATGGTTTTTGCCCGGACTTTTCTAAAAAGGAGATGTAATGAAATACTTAGAAATTATAAATAAATGTTTACTGGAATTAAACTACAAAACTGTTAATTCGCTTTCCGAATTAATAAAAAACGAACATAAAAGGCTTATAAATATACTAAATGCGTTAAATAAAGAAGTTTGCCGCTGTGAAAAATGGAGCTTCCTGTTAAGGCGTGCAAAAATTCATCTGGACGCAGGCACAACAGAAATTGATAACTCAATTAACGGAAGAATTTTATATTTGTTTATTGACGGACAAAGATATGATTTTGATGAAAATATTGAAAAATTTATTGAAGGCACACCGAAAGCTTTTACTTATTCAGTTTTTTCAAAGAAACTTCTTTTCCCGAGATTTAAGGAAGATAAAACAATTGATGTTATTTATTATACGGATAATTGCGTTGTTGACAGCGATGATAATGAAAAAACGGATTTTGATGATATCAATGATACGTCGTTAATTCCGATGCCGTTTGCTGAACAAATTCTGGTATACGGTGCGTGCATGCGCTTAAAAGGCAACCCGCAGCACTTTAAATTTTCATACTGGATGAGCATGTATAAAGATGCCTTGCAGAATTTAAAATCAAAAACGTCGGTTTCGGCAGACAGTACACCTGTCGTACGTCTATATAGAAGTTAGGGCAAAAAAAACAGGAAGTCGTTTTCATTCCCCCCTGTTAAGATTTACACTAGCCGAAATATAAATAGCATGTATATTATATCAAATTATTAATGAAAAATACAAATAATACTAAGAAATGTAACAATATGAAGAATTTAACACCACAGCAAAAAAAGTTCGTAACGGAATATATAAAGACGCTTGACGGAGAAACTGCGGCAAAAAAATCCGGTTACAAATGCAAAGATTTAAAGGCTTTTTCAAATGAACTTTTAAAAAAAGAAGCCATTATTCGTGAGATTAAAGAACAGTTAAAACTTCAAATAGCGGCTTTAAATGTTCAAAAGGGTTATGTTATACAAAAACTTTTACAAATTGCGGAGTTTTCACTTGAACAGGAAGATATTCCGGATAAGGAAGGAAATCCTACCGGCAAAAGAAAACTGCGCGATGCCTCAGCCGGATTGAAAGCACTTGAAAGTCTTTGTAAGTATCTCGGGTTTTCCGCACCCGAAAAAGAAGATGATTACCGTGAAGCAAAAATTATTACCATATCGAATTTAGATGATGAAAAAATTTAATAAATGAAAGGTTTAACGATGAAAGAAAATAAAGAAATAGAAAAATTACTTTTAGATGACCGGAAGTATGATACACTGGTGAAACAAAAAATTGAAAAAGAATTTATACAGGAAATTAATTCCGGTAAAAGCAGCAGAACAAAATTTATCACGGATATTAAAAAAGCGCCGAAATCAAAGCTTTTTACCAAATACGCAACTTATATGATTATGAACAAAAACAGCAAAACAAAATCATATATTAATGGAGTTCAGGCAGAAGGCTTTTTAGGCGGGCAAAAAACAGCACGGGAACAGCTATTATCAGGTGAAAGTGACTCATTTGTCAGCGGGTGCAATTATATAAAGTTTGTGAAAATAAAAGTATAACATGTGTAAATTCAAGCAAATAATATTAACCCCGAATACTCATAACTACGCTCTTTTGCACTATATCCCCGAAATCGAAGTATGTTACGGGAAATACCTTAAATATCTTCAGGATGATTTTTCCCCTTATAAAAACAGCAGCATTTTGAGTTTTCTAAGTGCTCTGTCCCCTCACTTCTGGGTAATAACAAATCAAACTGATGATTTTATGGGATTTGTCTTTCTTGATAACTTTACCGGAAATAATAATTTTCTCTACAGTGCGGAATTGACAACATGTTTTGCTAAGAGGGCATGGGGAAGTTTTACCCGTTATAGTGCAAAATTTTTTTTAAAAAAATGCTTTGATGAGTACGGTTTATATAAAATTGAAGCCCGAATTTATCCTGATAATTGCAGAATTAAAACGTTGTTAAAATCAAGCGGGTTTGAATACGAATCACTTTTAAAAAATACAACCATGCGTCTTGGAAAACCTCAGGACATAGAGGTTTACGGATTATACAGAAATTACTATTACAAAAATGAGGTAAATTATGAAAGAACAAAATAAAGATAAAAATCAAATAAATTATATTGATGAACAGTTTTTAACAGGTTATATTGTTGAAAAATATGATGATTACGAAAACGACAGAAGCAGACAGTTAGCGGATAACAGACTTGTAAAATATGCAATTTATAATTCAGATATTCCGAAAGTTAATGCGTGGGATTGCAGAATTCAGCTGCCGGATATTTATGAACTTGCGCAAACCCTGAAATCCCATATTAGTCAGAACTTATATTCTCATCCGGAAAGTATGTTTGATGTTGAAGGGACTGATTTTGATACCCAGAAATACGCGAACAAACAAAAAGCAATGCTTGTCCATACTTTTGAAACTATGAATATTGAAAACGAAATGGAAAAAATCATTGATTCTGTTGTTGAAACAGGTGAAGTGACCCTGTTTGTCGGCTGGGAAACAAAAACCCGCAAAACAAGACGGGCTTTGACTTTAGCAGAACAATTGCAAACAGGTTCGGATAAAACATTTGTTGTCGAAGAAAAAGTCATTTATGACAATGCAAAAGTTAAATTCATTAACTATGACGATTTTGTGTTTGACAAAAGTGAATTTGACAACTGGGACAACTGTGCAAAGATTTACCGCACATATCAAAGTCTGGACGAAATAAAATCAAATAAATCAAACAATTTATTAAATACAGAAAAACTGGAAATACTGAAAGGAGTGGTGGCAGGGAAAAAAAGAAAAAGTAATACAAAAAACACGGCAACGAATAAAGCGGAAGTTCTTGAATACTGGGGAGATATCGAACTTCCCTCAGGTGAAGTTCTGAAAAATAAATTAATAGTAATCGCCGGAAGAAGTGTAATGATAAGGTTTGAAGATAATCCGTTTATTATCAATCCGTTTATTCATGCAAACATTATTGAATGTCCTTCTACACGGCGCGGGATATCCCCGCTGAGAGTTGCGCTGATTTTAAATAATATTGCTTCTACTATTTTGAATAAACAGTTAGACGCACTTTCCCTGATGATGAACCCGCCGTATTTAGCACCTAAGGGGTGTTTTAAGGGTCAGCAGGAAGTCAGCCCCGGTAAAATTATTGAGTATGATGCAGCGCTTATGACAACAGCACCAACCCCGATTTCTTTTGATAAGGCAATGCAGGGCTGGGATTTTCTTAACTATTTCAAATCAACAATAGAAAGTGCTACAGGAATTTTTAAAAACATGGCGGGAAATATTCAAAACGCTGACAGAACAGCGACAGAAATTAATTATTC